ATAATGTTCAATACATTGAGTGCATCAGCAGGAGCTGCATCTAAATATTTAGCATGTATATCTCTTGGCCATGGATATTGACCTTCTTGCGCGATCGCTTTCTCGTCAATGTTGACTAATATAATATCACTTGAGTGAATTGTTTCTTGTTTGGATTGTAGATAATCGTAATAAGAATACTTAACGCTCTGAATTAAATCTGGGTTACTAATCTGAATTGCACTGAATGCTGCAATAGTAATACAGACAGTCCACCATTTTGTGAGATATTTAAGCACGATATTCTTTAACTGTATTAACNAATGCTCTAACATTTTCTACTGGTGTAGTTTTATGTATGCCGTGAGCTAGATTAACAATGTAAGGTTTATCTTTCATTTTATCTAAAACGGGGGTGATGTCTTCGCCCTTAATTAATCTTTTAACTGAGATTCCACCTTGTAGTACTTCACCATTAATTTCGTCAACTGGTAAATCATCACTAATATTTGTACAATCAGGATTTACAATCTCAATGTATTCGTTTATTTTATTACCAACTAATCTTGGGAAAGCAATAATACAAACATGAGGATAATGTGCTCTAATGACATCAACAATAATTTTTGTTGGTTCAATAATGATTTCATCAAAGTCATGTTCTGATATATCACCAGCGTGACTATCAAAGATTTGTACTGTATCACAACCTGCTTCAATCTGCATTGAAAGGTGAGTAACAATATATGGTATTAATCGGTTAACTATATCTGAATCCACAGNATCACACATGTACTTACAGAGCGTATAAGGAGCTGCTGCAAATCCAATAAGTGATTTACTATCATCAAGTTCTTCTCTTACTCTTCGTATTGCTTCATAAACGGGTTCACATTTTTCAATAAACTCGCTTTCTGTTGTTTCCCAAAAAGATTCTTTATAAGGTCCAAGCTCTGGAGCAGGGTTATAATCTAACTCTTGCCCTAAAGCATAATTGATGATTAATATATCTGAGAATATAATTGCTGCATCCATATCAAATTCTTTAATAGGTTGCATTGTAATCTCAGTTGCTTTTTCAGGCGTTAATGCCATATCTAAAAAGCCATTACTTTCTGCTTTGATCGCCATATATTCTGGCATGTATCTTCCAGCTTGTCTCATTAACCAGACTGGATATAAGTTCACTTCTTTATCTTGTATAACTCTTTGTAATAATGTTTTCATAATTTAACTTAATTTCTTTTGAATGAATTTCACCGCCGCATAAATCGTTAAACCATATACCGCGAATATTGTAAGAGGAACTGCCATATTAAATATTACACTAATATCTAAAAATAACAAATCTTTTGTAAAGTCTATGATGGCTTCGGCATCACCTACGGGTTGTATCTCTCTTGATGTTTCGTCGTATTCCATACCTGCTTNNTCGAGCTGCATATGAAATTCGTTTTCAGGAATACACATCATACCTTCAGGACAGTTTCCTTCTCCTGGATATTTAGTTCCTACTGGATTGCCGTATATATCTAAGTCCATAATTATTCCTGTGTTACTGTTACTCCGCATCCATTAAAATTCATACAGTCAACACTTAATGTATATGTTTGACTTGTTTGGCTCATTTGCTTTAATATTAAATCAGTTCCATATAATCCATCAAGAGTAATATTTGCGTTGTGAGTAGCACCGTTTCCTTTTTGTCTAATGAATACATCGTTCCAGTCATTGTAAACTGTAAGGTCTATACTCTTTGCACCATCACTTTGTTGCTTTATTTTAACTTCGTTGTTATCACCTGCTAAATGTAAATCAAAGTTATGTCCGTCGAGTGCAGTAGATTGGTTTGTTTGTTGTACTGCTAATTGATTATAATCACCATACATTGTGATATCTATTTCGTGGCCACCGCCTTCCCAACCATCGTAACTCCAAGACAAGTTAGTGTCTGATGTAATATCAGTCCAGTCAATACCTTGACCTAATTTCATTTGATTGCCTTGACCACTTATTTCATCAAATCTAATTTTATTAGGAAGTGCTGTAGAGCTTGTATTCACTTGAACTAAATACATGTCTAAATTTGTTGCAGAGATATATGAATTACTATCTAGCATGTTGATGTTATTAGAGTGACCAAATTGGTCAATACCTAATTGAAAATTATCACCAGTTTGTTCTATACTGATTACATTATCATCAGCTGATACAGCTAAAGTAATNAATAATAAAATACAAAATAATTTTGTTAATGTTAATTTTGTCATACGTAAATATCCACTATTTGCCCTGGTCGTACTGACCATCCATATTTTAATTTTAAATATCTTTGATAATTATTATAGTAATAGTTATACATTATTTATCCGCCTTGCTTAATTATAATTGTGGAATCATTTCCCCCGTTTAAATCAATTATACCAGAATAGCCTTCAACTTCAGTATCAATTTTTACTGAAGAATCCACTGCGAGCACGATTCTTATTGTGCCTTGTACATTTCTATAAAAAACTATATTTCCATCTTGTTCAAATACATTATATTGTGAATCTGCATTTAAACCAAAACTTGCTCCTTTAATTTGAGCTCCTAATGATGTACCTGAAATTGCTCTATCATCAAGAGCTGCTGTTGTCTTAACAAGTTCCTCGACAACATCTAATAAATCTGTTAAGAAATCGACATCTAAATAGTCAATATCGAGTTCTGTAAATTCTAATGCATCTTCTTCAAGTGCATCATATTCTAATTCGTTAAATTCTAAAAAATCTACATCCAACAATCCTTGGTCTTGGTCTGAATCATCAGCCAATTCTTCATCAATAGCTTCTTGTATTTCTTGAGGTGGAGATACAATAAACATATTATCAATCATTGCTGGAGTAATATTGGATAGTTGTACTCGAGGAGTTGGTGGACTGTCTAAAGTTGATACCATAGTAGCTGCGTAAGCCTCATCTAGGGTCACAGTACCTCCTAGATTAGATACTTCTATGACACCCGAAGGGTTACCATACGCATCAGGAAGTAGTACTACAAGAGACCTCCCTAACTCGTCAATGGTGGTTGTAAAGTCTGTTCCACGAACTGCAATACTAGCAGTAGGTGTTTGTATATCAATATTGTTTTGATTGACCATTCCCAAACGACCTGATGCGAACCTAGCGGTTCCCATTGCCATTCTCATAGCCATTTTTGATTTACTTGGGTCTGGGTCGTAATATACTCGGTCGATATATACTCGAGTATTTTCTGTGAGGCTGAGTTCTGCCTCGTCTAAGAATTCTATTTTAATTCGGCCATTTTCTGTTTCGGCCGTATCGTTCATTTGAACTTCGGGGATTTGTTTTTGTTCAATAACGAGTTCCGCACCTGCTTCTCTCGTAAGAGATGCATCGCCCTTAAATTCGACAATATTGCCAATAGAATCTGCTGCAGACAGATTAATTGACAATACTGTCAAAAATAAAAATGCTTTAACTATCGCTAGATGAATCTTTCTGATTGATTTGTATAGTCGCATTTTCGCTATCAACATCTAAAGTGATGATGCCATTACAAGTTGTTACACCTGTAGCACATGTACCACTCATTTGATTAATATCGATATCAGCTGATGAGCCATCTAGAGTCAAGTTAATCTCGTGCTCTCCACCATCTTTCTGCATGGTGTTGATGTTGTTGCTTCCACCTGTAATATCAAAATTCCAAATAGCGTCATCGACGTCTATATCAATATCAAAAATATTGCTGTCGCCAATAAGTGTTAAATCAAAATCCAATCTTTCAGCACTTGCATTGAATCCCTGGTCAAAGTCCAAGGTATTACTATCACCAGAAATATCTAAATCAATAGTTGAACTATCTGAGCTACCTATGTAACCGATATTCCAATCCATTGAGTTACTATCGCCAGTAAACAATAAATTATAAGTACTACTGTCAGATACAACAGGACCAAATAATAAGTTTTCATTACCTATTTGGTCAATGTTTATGTTCAATGAAGAACCCGTAATTGTCATAGCACTAGAACTACTTGAAAAGTCGTCTAATCCTATTTTGTTACCATATCCGTATTGGTCGATGTACAATGTTAATGTATCACCAACTTGCTCAATGTTTATTTCATTATCATCAGTAGCTTGTGCAAATACGAAAGCTGGAAGTATCAATAAACTTAGGCCTAAAAGTTTCTTAATCATTCTTCTTCCTCTTTATTAAAATCTATCTCCCAGAACCCACGACGATTCCCTTGATAGACCATTTCCAGCACGGCAGCTTCTATTGCTGTTCGTACTGCATACGTCACTGACTCATTATTTCCTACACCGTCTTCATACTCAACCAACTGTGTGCCCTGCTCGTAAAATCTAAATACGTCACCACCAGAGCCATAACTTAAAATTGTCTTTTTAGTTTGTACATTTAAGAGTACTTCACCTGTAAGAACACTAACTGCTCTTAATGAAATTACTACTTGGTCTTGCCTATATTGCCTACTAAAACCAATACCGAGCGTTCTTGCGCCTCGACCACCTGTTTTAATATTACTGTCATATCCGATAATCCCGCCTTCGATTACCATACCTGCAAATAATAATGGTCCCAGTTTTTGTACTTCTTCACCAGTCGCTCTTGCTACTTCTTCTCTACCTGAACGAATGATTTGTCTTTCTCTTACAAGAGCATCAATCCCTTGTCTTTCTGCTACTCTAAACCAGGTTCCTCCACCTGCTGTTTTAAGCGCATCAATAATTAATTCTGTTCCACCTTGTGTTACTGCTGTAGAAAATGATTGACCACTTTGTGAATCTTTTCTTTGTCCAGTTTTATCTCCAAAGTTATAAACTGCAACTACAGGTTTTGTTTTTGCAGGTGGTAGGTTTAATAACTCTACATATGCTGGTAAGTTAACAACTTCTGGTTGTTCTATGCAAATAAATTTACCACCAACATATTTTCTTGTACCAGTGTATAGTTTGTCTAATACCATACCATCACCGTTTTTATCTCTAACTTTACCGAACCCTTGTTCAAATTGACCAGTCTCGTATGAACAATATCCAGGTCCATCTGACCATTGTGGCATCTGTGCACAACCAGCTAGAAATAGTATTGCAATACTAGCCGCCGTCAGTCGCATTGCCGTCTCCGCCAAAGTTACCAGAACCAATTGGTATTTCAATGACTGTAGTTGTTCCATTCTCATCTACAATTGTCATTTTAATAAATTCAGTTCCATCTATATTTGTAATGACTTCATAAGTCACTGTTGAGCCTTCGAGTACAAATGAACCAAATCGAACTGGGTTATCATTTGAAAACATATTGTCAACTAACTGTTTTGCTAATTGAGCATATATTCTACTTTCCAAGTTCCGTATAAATTTTGATAATGTTGAGTTGTCAATTTCTCTTTCTGCTGCTCTTTCTGCAGCTTCAAGAGCATCCTTAATTGCTTTCTTACGTGAATGTTCTTGGTTCTCAATAGTCAAATAATGAGCACCTGTTCCTATACCACTGAAGCTAGGATTTTTAAATTTGTGCACAATAGGTTCTGCACAGACTTGAACTGAAAAATACAATCCAATTACAAGTAATCCTAAGTATGTTCCATTAATCTTCATCTTTATTTCTCTTTTCTAGCTCGATTTTGTCTTCGTAATGTTTTAACAATTCTTGTCGAGCTCTATATTCCAAAACTACATTTACTTTTTGTTGTAATCTTATAAGGTCTTGGTCTAACATTCTAACACGGTCAATTACTTTAATTAATTGCATGTGATGTTTATCAATAGCTGGTTGTATCTTCTCGTTTATAAATTTCCAAACGAAATATACGAAGTAACCCAAACCAACAACCATGATTGTTGGGAAACCGTATTCTGATACTAATTGAGCTACATCAAATTCCAAAGTTCAACTCATATTGTACAGGAGCATTTTTTCTAAAAAACATGCACCCGTCTTCGTCGGTCAGTAAAGTAAAAGTATCTCCTACTTGTAAAGGTGTATTCTCAATCTTTACTTGTTGGTACTTTTCCCACTGTGTATCTTTGTCTGTTAATTTTAATCCACTTCCGTCAATAGAAAATGTATAATCACAGTATAACATTGTTAATCTCTCCTCACGTCCAGTTTACCGTCTTCAATAAAATTTTCAGCTCGTGCAATTCTTTCTGTATCTGGTTTCAAGTCTAATGCGCTAGAAACTAGCAGGTCGATTTTAACAATTTCATTACTCATAGAGCGCGCTCTATTTTCTAGCCCTTCACTGAAAATTGTTAAAGTTTTGATATTATCAATGAGTCCTTCCATCATCTGCTTAATAATGATAAAGATAAAGAATCCCATCACTAAAGCGCCTGCTATAGGTAAACCTACATCAGATATCAATTGCAAGATTTGTTCCATTGTTTACTCCATTTTTGAAGCTTAGGGCCTCAAGTCTTATTTATAATATTGCAAATTGAAAATAAGTCAAAATAATTGCAAAAAAGGGTTGACAAATGAAACAAAACCAATTATAATATACTCATATTTTGAATAAAACGGAGATTAAATGGAATATAGGATACTAGGAAACCAACCAGAACTGACTTTGACACAGCCTGGAATGTACATATCAGACTTTGAGCTAAGACATAAGTCAATAGCTACATGGAGAAAAGGAGTTGCATTAGTCAACGAATTTTGTTCAGAACATCCTGAGTTCGAGGGTACCCAGTTTTTTATAAACGATCCATTAACAGTAGGCATATATCCACAATACGCAGAAGGCGAAACACCTTACGATTTTGACGAATTAGTACTTAAACTAGAATCAATGGGATTCTACGGAAAAGGTGCTGGTTACTCTACACCTCAACCATCTTTTGAATTTTAATTGAAAATAAATGCAAAAAAAGGTTGACAAATGGAACAAAACGGGTTATAATAGACCCATAAATTAATGAGGAAAGGAAATATATTATGCTAACTAAATCTGAAATGACTAAACTGAACACTCTATTCGCCAAAGCTGATTCCAGCGAGATGAAAATGATTTCTCAAATGTTTAACATGCAATTCAAAGCCAAAACACAAATGGCCAAAAATGCTTTTAATGTTGGACAGAACGTATTCTTCAATGATAAGCGTGGTGCTAAAATTGAAGGAGTTGTTACTAAGGTAATGATTAAAAACATTCAAGTTACTACAGACTCCGGTATGTGGAGAGTAGCTCCTACACTTCTAAAGGCGGCTTAATATGAACCAGACTTATGCTAAAGAATGTATTGTCGAAAATGTCAACAGTGGAAAAGAAGTTGAAGCTGAAGTTGCATACTTCACAGCAGAACAAAGCTTAACGGTATACATCAATACCGTTAAAGTTAACTTCACTTATAATGCAAAGTATGGTGACTATCACGGTAGCTTTGCAGGAATGGATTTTACATCTAAAGGTCCTAAACTACTAGGTTCTTACCGATGATTGAAGTTCTACAAGAAGTAACTGATTGGGGTGATGCTCAAATTGCAAATGGCATATATCATGTCAACGGTGCTGGACATTTAGTTCAGTACAACGATAAAGTTTTTAAAGCTCCTATGAAGCAGTTTTCTAAATCAAGGCGTAAATTTGTAAAAATCAGTGAGTACCAAGAAGAATTGCCAAACAACGGAATTGTTGTAAAAGGTTCTAATGGTAAATCATACATTATTGTAGACAACAAATGCAGTTGCCCTGGATTCAAGTTCAGAGGTCAGTGCAAACATTTAGATAAGGTAGCTTAATTATGAATACGAAAACGAAAGAATACTCAATACTTTTTTTAATTTCTAGTGTTATGATATATCTACTTGTCAGTATTTTAAACACAACCAGTTATATGCCCGATGTGCATGTCAGTAACTCAACTGGTGAATGTGTTAAAGTAATTAACTACGACGAAAGGTTTATCTACAACTGTAGTAACTATCCTTCGAAGTACAACCACGTGTGGGTTAAATGAATATATTTGTATTACATGAAGACCCTATAGTTGCAGCTCAAATGGTTTGTGACAAACACGTTGGTAAAATGATTATTGAAAGTGCACAAATGCTTTCAACAGTTCATCGTATGCTTGACGGCATCCCAGAGAAAAGACCATCTCGCTCTGGTAAAACAATACAAACGTATTACGCGTTTGGTGACAAAAGAGATGATTTATATTATTTAGCTGTTCATAAATTTCACCCATGTACAACATGGACTGCAAAAAGTAAGACTAACTATGAATGGCACTACGATCACTTTAGAGGCTTAGCTAATGAGTTTGAGTATCGTAGAAACAAACAACATGTATCGTGGCAAAAACTCGGCATCATGCTCAGTAAACCACCTAAAAATATACCAGACATTGGACTCACAGAATTCGCACAGGCGATGAGTCACTATCCTGACTGTAAGGTTGAAGGCGACCCAGTTAAGGCATACAGGAACTATTACCATGCAGCAAAACCTTTTGCTAAGTGGGATTGGGGTCGACCAGCACCTAGCTGGTGGCAGGGATTTCAAGGATATGACGGACATCTTCCGTACGCCTTGAATGAAGCGTCGTAGAGAAAACTTGTTTATTATAAGTATATTTAAGGAGGCATAATGAACCGAGATATTGTTAATACAATAATGGAAGCTTGCAAATCAGGTGAGCTTGAAACTGAAACAGTGCTATACGCTGCGCTAACTGAGCTCGAAGAACTCAGTGAGAATAGTGTATTGAGCATGGCTGTCGATAAGAAATTTATCGTACAAGAAGAACTTCTACCTGAAATACCTGACCCTGACGAATCAGACAGAATTCAGAAAGAAATCGACGAAGATGTTGAGCTTACAGCACAACAGAAAATCATTGAAAAAGTTTTAGCAAGATACGGAGATAGTTAATGGATACAACTCAATTCTTTATTACTGCTGCAATATATACAACATTAGGTTATTGGTTCGCTAATAAGAAACAAAAATCTCATGCCTCATTTGCAGAAACCAAGAGAATAACACAAGAAACAATAGATACTTTAATCTCGTTGGGCTATGTTAAAACTGTTGGTGAAGGTGATAACATTGAGCTCGTTAAAGTTAACGAAGACATTTAACCTCGCCCCGTTCGTCTAGTGGTTAGGACACCGGGTTTTCATCTCGGCAACAGGAGTTCGACTCTCCTACGGGGTACCAAGAAATTATATTATGTACAAAATTGGAACAAGACAATCACAGTTAGCAGTAGCATATACTGAAAAAGCAAGAAATCATCTTAGCATTGATTTAGAAACTGTATTCATACATTCACAAGCAGACTTAAATCCAGAGTTAACCATTGAAGAAATGGGAAACAAAGGAGTATTCTGTAAAGAAATAGAAACAGCACTTATTAATGGAGATATTGATATTGCATGTCATGCCTTTAAAGATTTAACAAGAGATAACGACGACCTGCTTGAAGTGACCTGTGTGTTACCTAGAAGTGACTTTAGTGACTGTTTAGTCGGTAATAATATAAACCCTAGGACCATAGGCACAAGTAGCCCTAGAAGGTCTTACCAGTTACAAGAGTTATATCCAGGAGCAACTATAGTCCCTATTAGAGGTAATATTGATAGTCGAATCGCTAAACAAGAGAATGGCGAATATGATGCGATCGTAGTTGCTAAAGCAGGACTTGATACATTGGGATTAACTCATAAAGCAAGTCATGTATTTGGAACTGCAGATATGTTACCTGCACCAGGTCAAGGCGTTATTGCTCTTCAAACAAGAAAGCCTAAAACACCAATAGATGAAACTATTACAGCATGGTGTTGGGCAAGAAATGATATTGATACATGGCATACTGTAATGGCCGAAAAAGAAATGTTAAAAGAAATTGACGGTGACTGTTCTACACCGATTGGCGTATTATCCTATATTGAAGATGGGATATTAAACATGGTTGCAAAAAACTTTGAAACAAACCAGTTAGGCATCAATAAAGGACCAATTGAAGATTATTTAGCAATTGGTCAAAAGTTAGGACAATCTTTAAAATGATATGAATAAAGCAACAAAACAAATACACAAAGAAACTGCAACTCAGATTGCAACAGGTTTGGTAGTTAACTATCCATTAAACCTTTTTCTTCTTTGGCTCTATATTGAAAAATTTGAGATTACCGACCCAGTCACACTAGGTACAATGGTTACCTTAGTTATGACCTTCGTAGCATATACACGTATTTTCTTACTACGAACTTACTTTTCTAAGAAATACAAATAACACACATATACACACAGGAGAAAATTATGAGTGATACAAAAAGCGGATATGAAATCCGAGCAGACCTTCTTTCACAAGCTGAAGGAATTTTATTGAGTAATATTGATAGAGAAAACTATGCGATAGCAGAGTATAATTCTTACAATAATGAAACAGCTGGTTACAGACCACTTGTGGATAGAAAGATTACTGCAGCGCAGATAATCAGACTTGCTACTCAATTAAACGAGTTTGTAGTATCTAAGTAATAAGATACAAAACAAAAAGAGGGACCTTAATGGTCCCTTTTTAATGAACAAAAAAAGAGGAGCCCGAAGGCTCCCCTAAAGATACAACTAATTGTTATTCTTAGAATAAGTTAGTTACACGTACACGTCTGTAGTACTTGTTAGTATCTTGAGTAAGTGCACCAAGACCTTGGCTAGATGCATCACCCTGTGCGAATGGATTAGCTACCATACCATATCGAGTTTTGAATCCGATTTTTGGTTGGAAACTATTCTCACCAACAGCACGTACCATTTGTAATGGAACGTATGGGCAATAGAATAAGCCAGCGTCAAATGCGCTTGAACCCTTGTAGCCAACTACTAAGTAGTTTGAACCAGCGAATGGGTCGATGTATACTCTGAATCTTCCGTTAAGAACACCAGCAAAAGTATTGCCTGTGTCATCAACTTCTAAAGAGTTAGAGTTAAGAGCAGGAGCGTAGTCGAGTACACCAGCCATTTGTAAAGCAGAAGCAACGTCTGAAGAACAAATAACGATGTTACCTTTCCCTCTACGAGTTCCCTTTGCAATAGCGTTAGCTTCTTGTTCGATTTGGAACATTAAGCCTTTGAACTTCTCTACGGACCATCTACCATTTGCATCGACGTCTAAGTCGAAAACACCTGCAGACGCAGAGCCTGGAGCTCCAACTTCAGCAGTTTTGTAGATTGTTCTAACAACTTCACGGTTGATTTCTGTTAAGATTTCAGTTTGAAGGATGTTAGCAAGTTCTGTTTCAGCGTCTAGGCCGTGAACAGCTCTTAAGTCCTGAGCAAGCTCAGTAGTGTATTCAGCTTTTAAAGCTCTTGTCTTAGCAGCAACAGTTACTTTCTCAATTGAGAAAGCCATTTCTGCGTATGCATCTCCAACACCGTCACCTAAAGCTTCACCAGCACCTGTGTCAAGACCTGTACCAGTCGTGATAAGTGATGCGTTAGCATTTGGTAATGTGTTAGCGTGTGTTCCAGCACCTGAGAAATCTGTATCAGCTTCGTTATAGAAAGCTTCGTCTCCAGCCTGTGAACCGTAACGTGCTCTCATCGCGAAGATAAGACCAGTTGGACCAGTCATTGGCTGAACACCACAGATGTCATAAGCGATTAGGTTAGGAACCGCTCTACGTACTAGTGAAATTAAGATTGGGTCGTAACCAGCTGCAGGACCACCTGCAGTTGCTCCAGCCCCGAAACCACCTGTTCCAGCATCATTAGTTGGTGCTGCTTCTGAAAGAAGGCTTGTCATGTTAGCTGATAAATCACCAGTTTCTGCAAGTGCTCTTTCTGTGTTTTCTAGGATAGTAGCTGTTACTGCCCTCTTATGTGAGTCAGTAATTGGTGAAAAAGATTCGTGCTCTAGGATAGGGCCCCACTTTTCTACCAATGCTTGATAATTACTCATAGTAATTCTCCCTTTATGTTAATATTAAATTATGTTTTTAACCAATTTAATTATTCTAATCCTTACTTTGTTTTAGCTGTAAAAGCTTCAACTAGAGCATTAATAGAGTCGTAATCAGAAGCTGGTTTAGTGACTTCCTGTTCCTCTAGAATAATTTCGTCTTCTTCGACATCCTCTACTTTAGGTGCGGCAATTTTGCCTTCGCTAAAGAAGGATTCCTTGATTACTGAAAGATTCGAAGTATAATCTTCTAAATCTTCAACGTCAAGCTTTTCAGAAAGTACTTTGAATCTTTCGACTTGATTGTCGGAAAGGCCTTCAGTCATACCTTCAAATACTTTTTCTGCACTCATAGAAGCAATAGTAGCTTTAAGTGTGATGTTCTCATTGACAACATCGTTACTACCTGATTCTAATTCAGCAACTTGTTTCTCTAAACTCTCAACAACGTCGAATGTATCTTCGTCGATTTCGATGTTGTGCTCGTTGAATAGGTCTTTAAGACCACCGAGTAAAGATTCAGCCATTTCAACTTTAATTCCAGCTTCAACAGCAATCTTGTTCTCTTCCATCCACTCACCAACAACGTAGTCTAGATATTTGTCTACATTTTCAACAACATCCTTCATACGGTTATCAATAGCTTCTGATAATTCAGTTTCGAGTTTACTTTCTAGTTCTTCTTTCAAAGACTCAGTCTTTGTTGCAACTTCTTCGTTAACAGCTGCTTCGAATACTAGCTTAATGTTTTGTTTAAATTCATCTGAAAGTTCAGTACCTTCAAAGATAGATTCGATTGTAGATTCAACTACAACTTCTTCTACCACTTCTTCTGATTCAGTAGTTTCTACTTCTTCAGCAGTTGGTACCTTCTCGCCAGCCTTTTCTTGGCCAGGAGTCTTAACATCTGATTTCTTAGCTTCGACTTCGCCTTTCTTGCCTTTTTTAAAGTTATTCTCTCCACCTTCAGGCTTTACAGGCTGAGGTACTTCTGAGTAACCGTCATCAGCAACGAATTTATTTTTGTCGTCTGCCATAATTTTCTCCTTTTAATACTTGTTTAAAAATATTTATTAATTTATTTATTTCTTAAAGAACTTAAGAATGTACGGAACATTCTCTGTGCAGTTTCTTCGTCAATAGTTTTTACTACGCGAGTAATTTTCTTTTCAACCTCTTCAACAATTTCCTCGAGGACTTTAGCTACTTCCTGAGGCTTCCAAGATGAAGAAGCTATATCGTAATAATACTCTCTGTTCTCCATAATGCCATTTACAAATGCATTAGGAGCTGATGGGTCGGTTACAATATCTACAGTAGCGAGATGGAAATCTTTTTGAACTTCCATAACACCGTCTTTTAATTGTTTTACCGAACCTAACCCTCTTGTTGAAACGCCAATTTTAACACCTTCATCTAAAAGAGCTTTTACAATCTCTCCCATAGGTGTTTTTAAGATTTTTGCTTTTCCATAAAAATCATTACCTTCGCGCCTCATCGATGTAATTAAGTGTGATACTCTGTCACCATTAATAGTAGGACCATCGGGATGTCCGAGTTCTCCAAGTGCACGCTTAGGCTTAATAAATTCAGCCTCGTAACGCTTCATCTCTTTTTCAAGAGTATCACATGGATATGTTCTACCGTTTCTGTTTTTAATGTCACCCTGCATGAATATACCTTCGATAAAGTGGGACTTAGTACCGTCCTCTTTAGCTTCGGTTATCACCTCTAGGTTTTCATTTAGTTCTGTAATAAGTTGCATATTATCACCTTAATTAAATTTCTTATAATTATTTATTACTTATGTAATTCCGTTAGCAAATCTATTATCGTAGAAGTTCTTATTTAACTCTCCACGCTCTATAGTTTGTCCTGCCTTTCTACACCTTACATAGGTATATTGAGCATTTCCACCGGTTGGAGTGAATGTTCTAACTCCAGCAGTGGTGGTTCCGTTCGCATCACTATAAGTGTTTGATGCTGTTGCAGTATTTTCATATTCCCAAATACTGTTCGAACCTGGGACGCTAACCCATGCCATAATTTAAATACCCGCTTTAGTAGCGAATGCAAGGATTTCTTTAAATCCTTTTTGGTCTTTCATTAACTGGTCTTCCATCTCTTTCTTATTCTTTGGATTCAAACCTTTCATAAAGTGATTTAAATGTTTTACATCTGCAAAATCAACTTTAATTGTTTGTCCATTCTTAAGTTTAAGACTGCCAGGTTTAAAATTTGCTTCGTTAACCTCTTCTGATACTTCATATCCAACTTCTTTAGCAAGTTTTCCATGTATATCAGCAGCATCGTCTTTGTCACCACCGTAATGGTTGACCGCAAAGTTCCAAACGTTTTTGGCGTCTCCGCTTACAAATGCTTCGTCATCTCCTTTTAATGAGATTTTAACTCCGAATTTTTTTTCGTGAGAAGCTTTTTGACTATCGTTACCAATATAATCGATATCGATTTTAGCTTCACTTAATAAGAATGATTCAGTAACTAAGTTTTCGATTTGAACGTCTTCGTATACGCTATTCATTAAATCGTCTACTTCTGTATCACTAGGTAAAGCAACATCATCATCACCTAGTTCTGTATCTAAATCATCATCTTGTTCAATGTCTTTTTTAACAACTTCTGAACCTTTAGCATATGCATATAATGATTTAACATTACCAAATACTTGTGCTAATTTATTCTGCCACCATTCTTCTGGGTCCATATCTTCAGCACCAAGGTATTCCATAATCTCTTCAGATGCATAACAGATAAAGTGTAGTTGCTTCATCATCATCGAAATCTCTTCTTGGGGACTTTCAAGAAGTTCTTCGTTATCAGAAACTTTTGTAATTAAATCTTTAAATGAAAGTTTAGTCTCATCGATGTTTCGTGGCATTTTGAATGGTTTAGCTTTAGCAGCTGCTCCACCGTCGTATTTTTTTGCGTCTTCCCCAGCTTTAACATCAGCAGGTCTTTCCTTCTTTGTCTTACCAGGAATTTCACCGGTATGAACAAAATCAGGCGCGACTGGGTGTTTGATTAACTCAATCTTGTGCTGATCTTTAAAAGCTTTCTCTTCGGGTGACTTTGGTTGGGCCACTTCCGAAAGTAGGTCTTTAAAGTTTTTCATATTTAGTCCCTATTTAATTTAATATAGTTTTATTTATCTCAAAATGGATTGTCTTCGTCACCTTCTTCATCGGGTGCCTCAAGTTTCTCTTTTTCCATTTGGTCATTCATTTCAGTAAACTCTTCTTCGCTTAGCTGTAAAATGTTACGAATGACCCATTCTCTAGAATAATATTTTCCAATTTGGTCTTCGATATCTCTTAGTGTACTCATACGTTCACGTAGTATCTCAGACTGCTTCAATTCGTCGTAATAATTATCCTTAGCAAATTCATATCGTATATCGTTACGAATTGCTTCAAATTCTTCAGGTGTTAAAATACCCTTTAGAATTAATTGTTTTTCCAGAATAATATTAAACAACCAAGAAAAACGTGTTCTAATTCTTTTAATAAACTTACCAAACTTCAGTTCATCTCTTGTTATCTCTGAAGTTCTACCAAAGGATGCTTGACTCTCTGGCTCTAAACGTGTTAAAGGTACTTTCAACGCTTTATATAATTTACGTTGAAAATACAACATGTTTGTATCATCACTTAAACCTTGAGCACTACCTCCGGCCAGTGTATCAACTTCAGTTGTTCGTTCACCACCTCTTCGTGGGAACCAAAAATCTTCAGTCATTGTTAACATTTTACGTGAGTCACTAATCTCACCAGTTGATGAATTATATTGTAACTTGTTCTTATGTCGAGTCATCATATCTCTTAGATACTGCTCGGCCTTATTCTTAGGCAAGTTACCAACATCAATATAAAAAATTCTTCTTTCAGGTGCTCTTGTTAAAGTATAGATAACAGTAGCATCTTCTAACATTCTTAATTGGTTCAACGGCTTGATCGCTGGATGTAAATGAGATAGTACTAAACTATTATTCTCATTCATCAAACCCGATGTTACTCGAGCTATACTGTCTTTAGCGATTCTAAATCCTGTAGCACTTCCTGAAGCACTAGTAGAACCAAATCCATTTTCTGAGTACATATAGTACTCATTTTTAATCTTCTTAGTAGGAGACCCGCTATGTGGGTCCTTACTCTTCTTGTCAACTTCTCGTATCAATTTTAATTTACGAGGGTCGCAATATCTTATTTCTTGTATACCCTTTTTAATATCTTTAGGGTTAATAATAACATGATAGTTTAACCTACCATCTACATAGAACTTATGGAACATATCGTAACCGTTATTTGCCATATCAAGCAAAGAAACGATATTACCAAATTCTTCTACGATTCGTTCTTTTACTTTATCAGGTAAATCTGCTTCACCTAATGTAATATTTACAACGCTTTCGTCCATTTCAACTGATATTGCTTCGTTAACAACATCATCAATAGCTTGTGCAATTTCAGGTTGCATTGCCATTCCACGATATTTTGTTATAAGTTCAGATTCCGACTTAGCGGAACCTTCCATATCAAGTATCGTACTATAAAATCCACCGAGAGAATTACTACTAACAGTAATTGCTCCGTCATCATTTTGAGGTTCCACAAAAGAGACGACTTCATTGTTCGCCTCGTCTTGTGGCCTGTTTATTTCAAATCCAAAAATCTTCATTATTTAATTACCTAATCTTAGGTTGTAGGGATACCAGTAGCGCCTTCAACTCTCCAGAAGTCATAGCTGAACGTAACCGTAAATTCTTCGATTTGGTCAACTGTGCTCCAGTCCATAGTTATCTGGTCTACCTGGGTTGGGTACATCCCTTCAAAGACGTATGTTCTAATTGCGTCTCCTTCTTTACTATATTGTGTAATGATACCATTTGACTTATAATCTTGTGGTAAAGAACGTAAATTACTATCGTGTGTATTGATAGAATTCATCCACGCTTCCATTCCGTTTCTGACTATAAAGTCTTCATCATTAATTATTGTTACTGTCCAATCTGCAAATGTTCTATCACCTGCATACTTAACCTGTCGTCCAAAGTAATTCGTATTGAAAGTTCCTACTGTCGAGGCTGGTATTCCAGCTGCTCTACACATAAATGGAACCTTAAAATCTGCCTCTGGAGCAACGGGGTTAAGAATTTGAACTTGGAACAGACTAGGACGTGCACCACCACCTACTAGCTGTGATTTAAATTCATTAATATTAAATGCCATGTTCGTTATTCTCCTTTAATACTTATTTATTAACCGATTGAGCCAACAATTTCTTCAAACTCAATTCCGCTTCGTGTTGCTACAAAAGTCAGTTCAATAACATTAATTGACCTAGCAGGCTTAATAAAGATATTAGCTTTAAATTTACCTTGGTCAACTACTGCTGGAGTATTAATAGTGCCATCAGATACTACTCTGAAGTCTATAATTCCCCTACGTCCTTGAATTTCTCTTAGGAATGGTTCAACAATATTCTTAAATTGTGTTTGTGAAAACTCGTCATTCAATTCAAACAAGAATGATTGAGCTGCGTTAGCGATCGCTTTTTCAACAGAGATAAACAATCTACGAACATTTAATCTGTCAAATGCACTTGGTAGACCTAATCCAGTCTTATCACCGAATAGAACAATTCCCTGTCCTACTTGACTCATTACTGGGTTAATATCTTTACTGTATAGTTGGTCACGTTGAGCTTTATTAGGGTTAAACGCGAGTTTAACAACATTCTTAATTACACCCTTACGGAATCCTGCTGGAGATTCAAAAGGTTCAACTCTTGAAGCTAGTCCTGCAGTATCACCATTCAGTGGCACATATCTGTATACATCATTATACTTGTCGTATCTGTATTTGTAACCAGAATCCATGAAGGAGTAAGAACTATTTTGTAATGCATTACCATAAGCAATTACATTAGCAAGTTTAGTGTTTGTTTTATTCTCGTCAACAACAGCTTCTTTAGAAGGTGATAAGAAAGCAACAGCGTCTTTTCTGTATTCTGCAATATTAGAAATAATATAATTTGCAAGATTACCAGAGTTGTCACCCTTACCTTGTAATACGAAAGAAACATCAATTTCATTTGAGTTCTTAAATAAGTCGTATCCACCTGCTAAAGCACCAAGAGTTGTTGCACTCTCTGTAGTACCATCAGTACCCAGTGCTAAACTTTCGTATGTGCTATTCTGAGCACCTGCTTCGAAGTGTGTTGTATTAGCAACTTCTACCCAGCTTGATTGAGCTAAAATTACGTCTTTATAGTAATTTGAACCACCGTTGGATAGTTTTGCTGTTGAAGTTGTTGAAACATCTTCATATAACTCTAATACTGCACCAGTTTCACCTGAAATATCTCCATCTTCGTCAACAACGATAACATGATAGTTACCAGTTTGTGGAGCTTTACCAAATAAGCTATGATACTTCCACTTACGTGAAAGAGATAATTTACTTAATTCAGATTCTGCTAATCTGTATGATTGACCTAAAGCAATTGTATATGAATGAGATACAATCAATGATGTGTTAGCAGTAACGTTACCGGAAGAGTCAAGAGTAGATTCAGTAAAGCTTGTTACTGGAATATCTTGGTATCCAACGGAATCATTACCAATTACAATCACGTCATCTTCAGACCATGAAGTAGTAAGTGCGTCTGCAGGTATTACTTCAAAAGTTAATGAAGTTGCGTTGAAATTTAATGTCTGTGAAACCTGTGTGTTTCCTGTTAATTTACTACCAGATACATCTGCAACATCAATTATATCAGCTTCGAACTTGTCATCTTTAACATATCCAACTTCTAAGGAATTACCTAAAGCTCCAGGATATTTTGCGTCGAATGCGCCGAATGTATGTAATTGTGTGTTTGCACTTGTTGTATCTGATGCTGATGCTTTGACAGCACCGTTATCGACTCTAGCTATGTAGAGAGCATTTGCATATGAAAGGTAATCTGCTGCTACAAAGAATGTTTCATAGTTATCGTTGGTTGGTTTACCGAATCGATTTACTAGTTCGTTCTCTGAAGAAATCAGTACTGTTTCGCCTACCGGACCCCATCTAAAAACACCTGCGATTGCGGCAGGTGGCGTTGCGATGGCAGGAACCGCTGCTGATGCGTCCACTTCACGAACTATTACCGAAGGACTTACGGAAAAAGCCATATTATTTCTCCTTTAAAATTATAAAATTTAAAAATCTTAGTCTAAAATTAGTTATCACAGTTATATTTATAATATTTAGCATTTATCAGATTTGCCATGATTCTCTTACGAAATCAAAACCATCTTCTTCTGGAATATCTCCTCCGTCGTCGATAAACCCAAATGGTAACAAGTCTTGTTCAATCTGTTCTTCAGTTTTCTGTCTTAAACGCATCATAGTATTAATATCGGTAAGGTCTTTAAAGAATGTTTGGTCTGTAAGCCATGAAAAGATAACGTAATTCATTACCAAATCATCGTGTGCTCCAGATTCTGCTTCGTAAGAATTCCCTCTTTTACTAAATCGCGATAACTCTTGTATTGTGTTATAATCCTGTAATATTAACTGGTTTTGTTCAACCAGCAATTTTAATATAGAACAACCGATACTTTTAACACTTTTTGTTGTTCTTATGCCATTATCTACTCTTTTTCCGAAACCACTTGAAATCCGTTTACCAGACCTTCCAGCATTTTCAGTATAAAGAAGATTCTCATACCCATAGTCCATTAAGAGTACATCTGATACTTGTTCACCGATATCGTTGATTTCGATGAGTACAGCACTCTCATTGTACATTAATCCTATTCTATATATAATTGCTGCGAAATCCACTGGGGAAACAGTGTTATCTCTATATACACAAACCTGAGTATAAGGCATTTTTGTGATATCTATAACATTAAATGTACTATAATCGAGGCCTTTGCCTCGAGATACATCAACTGTCATAACATAAGTGTGGTCTTCTAGTGCAGCTTCGTATTGAGATACTCCCTCATTCTCTTGTATTGGTCGAGAATATGCTAATTCTTTTAATTTAGAACCATCAATAAGTGTTCCCGAACTACCTAAGAATTGACAACAATACTCTTGATTAAACTTTTCATTATCAAAGTCTAGTGCTTCGAGTGTTTCGTTTTTCCACGCATCATCTCTACCAGGAACATCGTCCCACATTACCTTAACAAATTCATAACCGTTTGTGCCTTCTTCAGCACCTTTACAGGTTTTCCAAAAATGGTTTAATCCATTAGGAGTAGAAGTCATTAATAATTTTGTAGTTTTACCAGATGATATNGTTGGATATACTGAAGCAAAGAACTCATCAAATCCTTCAATAAATGCAACCTCGTCTAGGTATAGGAATGAGATTGATTTACCACGAATAGCACTTGATGTTGTGGTACCTGCGTAAATTTTACAACCATTTTCCAAAGATATATTACCTTTGTTCCATTCTTCAATACCTTGTTGCATCCATTTAGGTAATGCTTCATAGGCGAGTTGTACTCTACCTAATACTTCTCGAGCTGCATCTCCTTTGTTAGCAAGAATTGCAACTGTTTTAAATTCGTTAAAAAGAATATAATGCAGAATAACTGCACATGCTGTAGTTGTTTTACCAGACTGTCTTGCAGTCAATACAGCAACACGTCGATTGTTTGTAATCTTCGTAGTAATTTCTTTTTGATAGTCATACATTTCAAAGGGAACAAATCCCTTATCAACATGCACAATTTTAATATACTTTGAAGCAAAATATATTGGGTCTTCTGCACATTTCATGTACTCCTTAATTTGCTCAGGAGTATATTCATGTTGCTCGTTAGACCTTTTGAGGTAATTATTTCCTAAGTAGCCGTTACTCACTCTCGCCCTTTATCATCTTAAGTAAATCTGCAGTTGATACAATAAGATTATTATTAGTAACTTCATTCTTAGCAGGATTAGCTTCTTCTTTAGCGTATCGCTTCTTAGTACTCATTTCAACATAATCTTTGTTTGCATCTAGCAATGTTTTCATAAGAGTTGACACAACCTCAAATGCTCGAGGTGATTCTGATTGTTTTGCAATCTCAACCATCTCTTTAATAGAGTCATCTCCTAAACTAATAATGTTTTCAATATTAGCTTTAGCTAACTCAATATCTTTTAAATTTTCTTCAGCACCAGCATCATCTATTACTACGGGATGTTGAACAGGTGCTTCTATAGGTAAATTTTCTACTTCTTCGTTTGTAGAAAAAGCGTTAACAGGTAGGTCAGGCAATTTGTCAGGATTTGCTTCGTCCAACAATTCCTGTTTCTCGTCATTGATATCTTGTAAAGACCTCATGTTTAGTGCCTGTGCTATCTTATCATCGCTCATATACTATTTATCCTTCTTGAGTCATTTTCCAATCACTATCTTTATTGACCCAAGCGCAAGCTTTTCGTAAACCTGATGTACTGAATCTGTGGTCTCTTTTATTAAAAAANAGTTCAATGTCTCGTTTACGGCAAATATCTTTACCTGTAAATTCTTTATCTCTATATTCATCACCTAAAATACGAACATCAATATGATACAATTCCAAAATATCCATAAGGTCTCGCTCAGAGTTATAAGGAATAATCTCGTCGACATATCCAATTGCTTTAAGCTGTGTATATCTTTCAACAATTGTTTGTATAGGTGGGTTCTTTTCTTTAGGTCTATCTAGTGCAGGGTCCATTTG